CATATTTCGGTCGAGTGATTTCGGTCCACATATTGTGCCTCGATGATTGCTTTGCCACAACCATCATCACACAACCAACTGAAATCACTCAATTCATTTTCGGTCAGCCTCTTAGGGTGTGTCGGGTCCTCAAGCAACGATGCTCCGGGCTGAAGGCCGGCGACCTGAGCGGGTAGCAGAGGTAACATCAAGATAATCTCTATAGCCAGAGCCACCTGGGCGACCGCACGACGTTTCCGGTGATTGAGAGGGTATTGGCTAGCAAGCATCATAAGCTTTTCAGGGAGGCTCAAGAGCGCATCAAGTACACGGGCCTCGAGAAGCCTATAAATCTGCTCAAATTTTCGAGGTGAACTGCGCGAGACAGCATGCGCTGCTGAAAACTTGTGGCTCTGATTCGAGACGTCGCTTGATGAAGTCCATCGACGCGCGGCAAGTCTGAGTTCCAAATTTTGTCGATGATGATAGGTGGGACTCAGTCGCTGATCGGCTGCCATAAGATTGTTGTGAAATGAGGATGCGTTACTGGCATCTATCAGATCAGTGATTGATGTTAAAGCCAGCCCCCTAGCCTGAAATGTAGCTGCGGACCGGCGAAGAGCGCGCACATGTTGCGTGACCGAAGCCTCCGCAAGCGGTCGGATTACTAGCTCGCCAGTATCGGGATGCGGTACTGCACCTGCGAGAAATTCTCCGTACCGGGCGAGATCGGCCTCGAATTCCGGGGATTGGCGGGTCGACGATCGCTTCGCGACTGTGAGCCTGCGTTGTGGCCATGATGCGTAAGACCGGCAACATGTGTTCCAGGCCTGCTTCAGCAAGAGCACAGTTCGCGAGGGGTTGGGGACAAGAGTGCAGCGCGTCCATGATAAAGCTTCACAACATCATCATTTACATCAGTTGGTGCAAGTTTTTCCCCGCGTGCAGAAATGAAAGAACCGTCTCAGGGACATTTTCAACCAAGTATCGTTTGCTAGTAGCAAAAGTTGATCAAAAAGCGGACAAATTTTCCGGGCTCGCGGCTTTATACCTTCCCCATTAAGTACGTACTCGAGTACGAAACCGAGCTGACTTTTGACCGATGCGAGCCGGTTTGCCGACAGATTTGTTCTGGAGGGCGTAAGAAAACGCGCATGATATCCGAAATATATTGCCGAAATCGGAATAAGATCAGGCCCCACGCCAACACACCGCGAAAACGTCCGCAGTCCGCTACAACGATAGATCCTCTTGTTTTTATCAATTTCTTGATCAGATCGGATGCTTTCAATGACCGATGAAAGATTTAATGAATCATGGGGTATTTTTATCATGTGACTTCAGTGCCTTGTATTGGCCTCTCGCTTTCTGATTGGTGAAGGGAACCTGAAAAGCTAGACACGATCCAAACATACGTGACACCGATCGTGTGCCTTGGAGACTGTGTTGACTATAGTCAACTGACGCCTAAAGTCCACACGACCTATGCCTCTGGCGATGGATATGCGCCAGACGGTCGGCTTCAACCTGCGCCGCTTGCGGGCTGCCGCAGGCCTTTCTCAGGAAGAACTCGCTGCGAAGACGGGGCTCGGCCGGTCATATATCTCTGGCATCGAGGGGGGACGACGAAACCCAACCGTGATCGCGCTAAACGAGATCGCGGTTGAAGCAGCCCCCCCAAAAAGACCGGACAGGACATACCCTTGGTTAAGAACCAGGAGTATGCCTATGGCTATGTCTAGTGTTCTGACGCCAACACTTGATACCCGCGGTTGACCTTCTCGATGATGCGGTCGGGATCGGCAGTCCAGACAAAGGGCTTGGGTTTGCGATGAGGCTCCCTGGAATTGGTGGACACCTTTGCTAAGCGGCGGGAGCGGAAAGGTGTCGAATGAGCCAGGGACGGCGTCATTTTACGGATGAGTTCAAGCGGTAAGCGGTAGCCCTGCTGGTGAGCAGCGGTCGGCCGTTGAGCCGGATCGCAAGCGAGCTGGGCACCTCCCCCTCGATGCTGCGCAACTGTCGCAATGGAAGCAGGGCGGGATGCGGGGTCGGCGCGACACATGATACCGGCGTCGGCCCCGCATTCCGCTCCGGACCCGGCGACGGAGATTTCCCGGCTTCGTCATGAGAACAATCGGCTGATCACGCCTTAGCCAGATCGATCTGTTGTAGCGCCCGAAACACAGTGCGTTTCCCCGCCTTTACATCGGCCGACACGGTCCACAGCCGCAACGCCACATTGAGGGGATCGATGCGCAGTGCCGACCAGAAGGTGAGCTCGCCGATCCGATGCTGTTTGGCATGGCAGGAGGCACAGAGAGGAAGGGCGTAGCGATCACCCGGCTTCACCCCGACGCCACCATCGGTTCCGGTCCGCACATGCGCGGCCTCTGACGGCGCGGCTTTGCCGCAGGCGACGCAGGGGAGCTGACGGACAAAGGCCAGGTGCTGCACCCGCCGACGCAAGTCAGGCTTGGACTTGCGAGGCGTTAGGGAGCGGGGGATACGGGGAGCAGGCATAGCCAAGCCGCGCCTTCGAGAGCCAGAGAAATCGGCTTTCTGTATGCTGCTGAACCCGCGTTCAAGACATGCGAAGGCGTGTCAATTCGTGGCGTCACGGTACAGTCTCCAGACTGGCTCGCAGCGCCGCCTTCAACGCCAATCCCCCTTGCGGGACCGGCGCCTCGGTTGTGGCGCGGATCTTTTCCATAACCCGCTCGATAAAGTAGTAGAAGATCTGCAGCTCGCGGTCGAGGGCCTTGATGAACGTCTCATCGGGCTCAATCCGCATGACCAGCTTTGGCAGCACGTCATGCCAGCAGACGATGTCGACCCAGCGGCGCTGCGAGACGTAGAGCTGGCCCTGCAACTGCGGCCGAAAGCGCTCATGGACCGCTCCGGAAATCCAGTATTCGACCTGAGTGTGCGGCAGCGGCGCTTTGATTTCCAACAGGCCATCATCGCCGACGAGCCGGTCGGGACTGCATCCGACCGTGTGATCGTCGTCGGTGATGAAGCCGACCCGCTGCACGGTTACGTCTTGGTCGAATTCATACCAATCGACCGCATCGGCCTCGACGATCAAGCCCCGCTCCATTGCCGGCGAGTTGTAGAACTCGATTTTCCGTTGCAGCAGACGCTCGGCGATCAGCACGCAAGCGTATTCACGCCACTGCTTCGACGGCTTGCCTTGCGGTGTGACGATCTTGTGGAAATTGGAGCTCGTCGGGATGCCGAGCTTGAGGCGGTCATAGGCTTCCGAGTATTGCGCCACATCATGAAAGATCGGCATGACCGGCCTCTGCTTTGGCGATCTGCTCCTCGAGCGTGCTGACGGCCTTGCGATAGTCGCGGGCGGCGATCGTCGCCACCGCAGCCTCCAGCGAACCAGCTTCCTCGACGCTCCGGGCCTTCATATATTTCAGAAACTTCGGCCCGACCCTGGCCTTCTTGATCAGCTCGAGAATGGTCTTGGCCTGGGCCTCGTCGATCGGTCCTCCGGTTCCGTCGTCATCATCGCCGACGACCACGATGTTGAAGATGTTGCAGACGACATAGCGGCGCAGGAAGGAGTTGGTGCTCCCGACTGCCTGCGCATTCGATTTGCCACCGCTGGTGTCCGGCGGCGCCGGCATAAAGGAATCTTCATAATGGCCGCTTGGCAAGTGCTTCAGCCGGCCGCGGATCAGAATGCCGCCGCCGTCGCATGTCTCATCGGAATAGGAGAGATCCATCTCCTCTTCCGCTAGCAACGGGCGCAGATGTTTGTCGATCTCCTCGAGTGGGGCGTATTTGAAGGCTTCAGAGACGCCCTTTTGCGACTTGCCATTGTCGCTCTCGGGCAGAACCGGTCGGTTCTTGACGATTTTGATGCCGGCGAGCTTTTTGAGGATCCGCCCCTTCGCCGCATTGAACGCGAGCTCGGCCTCCTTCGCTTTGAGGCGCTCGTACATCGCCGCCAGGCATTCGAGCTTTTCGACAGCGGCGCTCTGGTCGCGCGCCACTCGTTCAATCAACACCATAACCGTCGAAGGGCTGTCCGATGGCGGCGTGGGCAGTGGCTCAGCCCGTTTCCTCTGCTGGGTTTCTCGCGTCAGGTTGGTCTGTTTCTCCATCACCATTCCTCCTTGTCCCACTCAGCCTCGGCATCGCTCCGCAGTTTCAACTGACGCGCCATAGGCCCGGTTGCTCCCGGCTCATCTTTCGTCTGCGCTGCCGGGTTAATGCCGCGTGTGTCAGCGCATTGGTGATCAGGATCGAGGCTGTTCAGTGATAAAGCCAGTGATATCGGCAGCGACCTGATTGCCATGACCCCTTTGCGCCAACAGAACCGCGTAAGTCGCTCCGCCGAAAAAACAGACACGCATCAGAGGAAGGATAACCTGGCTCAGTGGCGTGTCGGCGACGTACTCGTCGAGGGTGTGGAGCCACGCCTCGTTTAACGATGAAATAGCGATTGGATTTGCGTTGAGCTAAGGCCTCCAGTTGGAGGCCCACTTACTTCGTCCTCCCGATGGGCTCCCATCGCTTTTCTCCCGGATGCACGTTTCTGACAAAGACATTATTCACATGAACCTTCATACGGTCAATAAAAAATTCATGTAAAGTGAGGTTGGTGACTGGTATTTTTTTGCGCTGGGAGGCTCAACGCGCGCGATCTCGATCACGAAGCGCTGGAGAAGCATCGCTCGGGTCGCCGCGATAGCGTCAGTCGAGGATGACGCCGTATTCGTTGCTCATTGTCACCGTCCGAGCGTTGGCCTCAATTGAAATCGTGATTATCCAGATGACTTTGGATCGGACTGCCTTCCCGCTGGAAGCGACAGATCGAATCACCTGGCTCATCAGCGATTTGTCAAGTGTTGGCGGGAGCTGCGCACCCCGAGCTGATCGGCGCGATGCCGTGCCGCCATCGAAGCCGCGGGATCGCGCTGGCCATTAGGATCAGTCAATCACGACCGGCTGCGCCAGGATCCGACCATAGCAACGCCGGCGGCAAGCTGTCGCCCAATTGCAAGGATTGTGTGCGTCGGCCGGCAAACTGATCTGTTACTAGTGTAAGCCGCCCGGGTAGCCACTACTGGCCGCAGACAGATGTCGTTTAATTCGACGAATATATTGACTGACAAATAGCAGAACACGATCTGGCCGCTACACGCGAGTCTGCCCGCGATCGAGGGTGCTCACAGTGCTCGGCAATGATGCTCGCTATGTTGTGTCAGAGCATCCATCATGTCGCGGCGCGAGGCTGTCCACATCTCGGTCAGTTCTCGGCGCCGCCAATAAAGAGCGCACTGGAAGGCATCATGACCGCCGGTTCTGCGGGCATTGGCGCAGGCGCGGCCGGTTAGCTCGGGTTTTTCAGTTTTTCCTGCAGGGCTCGCCATTCCACGGAGCCGGGAGCCGGGCTGAGTGGAGCGGATTGCGGTTTCGCCTTGCGGCGCTGTTCGACCTCTTCGGCCGCTTCCCGCATGAGCTCATACGCGGCTTGGCTCGGGAACGGGCGCTTGAACCAGTCGAGGAACTGCGCCGTAGAGTCGACCTGGTCGTCATGCTTGCCGTTGGGGAACACAATCATCTCATGAAGGTATTCGGCGAGCCATGGCGCCGTCTCGGGGATGTGGACGAAGCCGTTCTCGATCAGCGCGGTCTGCGCGTGCAGGCGCATGGTCTTGTCGCATGTCGGGTCGTAGCGCGTGACACGGTGGCAGCCCTCGAAGATCAGCTCCTGGATCAGCTGAGTTCCCGAGGCCTTGTCCTCGATCAGCACTACGTTCGCATCGTAAAGGCTCTGCTGCTCGCGCACCGCGCGCTTGAGCGCCGGATAATCGAGCCGCCGGCGGAAGAGACCGATGAGGAAGAGGTTCTTGCCTTTAACGCCCCAGGTGGTGCACACCGAGAAATCGCTGAGCTCGGTTGGCTTGTTGGCGGTATCCCAGCTCTGCACCTTGCGGTCGAAGCGCTCCGGTAACTCGTTCTCGCGGTAGCGCTTGAACCATTCGGCTTTGACCAGGCCGCCGCCCAGCGGCGCCGGGGATTGCTGATACTGACCAGCAAAATTGTATTCGCCGATCGTCCGGCGGATGCGATCGAGGGTCTCGATCGGCTCGCGTTCGGGGTGCAAGGCTTCGCCCTGCCGACGCCGGAAGCATTCTGGCCCCCAGATTGTCTCGATCTCGTGCAGCTCGTCCTCTTCGGCGATCGCTGGAAAGCTCAGCACCTCCCATTGCTCCTGTGCGAGCACATGGCCGACCAGATCGTCCTCGTGTAGCCGCTGCATGATGATGACGATCGCGCCGTGGCGCTTGTCGTTCAATCGGCTGTAGAGGGTGTGGTCGTGCCACTCGTTAGCGGCTTTGCGCTGCGCCTCGGAGAGCGCCTCCTCCGGCTTCAACGGATCATCGATCAGGATGATGTCGGCGCCGCGGCCGGTCAGCACCCCTCCAGTTGAGGTGGCGAGCCGGTAGCCCTGACGGGTGGTGATCAACTCCTGGGCCGCTTGGCGTGGCGCCGCCAAGCGGGTCGGAAAGATCTGCCGATACCATCCGCTGGCCATGATGCTGCGGCAATCGCGGGCGAACTTGTCGGCGAGATCCTGGCCATAGCTGACGCAGAGGATCTGGGCCGAGGGGTCGTGCCCGAGACACCACGCCGGGAACGCGATCGAGGCCATCAATGATTTGAGATGGCGCGGTGGCAAGTTGATAATCAACCGTCGGATCTTGCCTTCGCGCACCTCCATCAACTTCGCGGCGATGACCTCGAGATGCCAGTTCATCGCGAGCTTGGCCTGCGGATTGAGATCGCGAAAGCAGCGCGCGACGAAGCTCGCAAAGTCCTCGCGTAGCGCGGCTTCGTACTGGTCCAGCGTCAGGTATTCAATCATCGGACTTTCCTTTGTTGCGATTGAGCCGAGCCTTCAGTTGCTCGATGACCTTCTTGTCGGCCTCAGCAAAACCGGCGGCCTCGGGAGCAGCCGCATCCGCCCGGCGTTCGATATCGTGCACGATGTCGAGCAAGAGTTTGACGGCGCGCCAATCACCGTTGGCCGATTGGTTGACGAGCTGCTTGATGATGGCTTCCCGCTTGCTGACTTTTCGCCGCCGGCCATTCTCGGTGACGATGACCGGCTCGTTCAGTGCCTCACTGAGCAGGGTCGATAAATTTTTCGATCCGCTCCGGCGGCCTCGCGGATTGCCGGATTGACCTTTCTTGAAGCGAGTGGTGCGGGGTGGCTTGCCATACCCCACTTCGTAATCGCGCTGCTTATCAAACGGCATTCGCGGCCTCCACCTCGCGCGCGAGGTCGTTAAAGCTGCGGCCGCTCGCGGCATGGCGGGCGCTGCCGCCGGTCAGCGCCTGCCAGCGGCGGATGATCGTGTCGACACGAGAGGGGTCGGGCTCCAGCCCGTAGCAGCGCCGGCCAGTACGCTCGGCGGCGATCAGTGTCGTGCCGCTGCCGAGAAAGCTGTCGAGCACGATGTCGCCGCGGGCTGAGCCATCGAGGATCGCATCGGCTACCATGGCCACTGGCTTTGCGGTCCCGGGCAGCGCCCGCGAATTGCCCTCCTCGGCGCGGCGGAGGACTGACTTGGCCTCGGGGTAATGCCAGACATTGCTGCGCTTGCGCCTGAACCGGCCGAGTTGAACGTTGGTGCGGTGCTCGGCGCGGCCGCGCTTGAAAACAAAGATAAGCTCATGCTGGTTGCGGTAGAACGAGCCCCTCCCGCTCTTGTCTTTGACCCAG